GCTACTGCAGTAACTTGGTCAGTTTCTACTTCTCGTACTGCAGTTCAAAACGTACTTACTGCAATGACTGATGACATGTTAGCTAATCCAAATATGAAAATATTTATCGGTACTGCTGAAGCACGTGATTATAGATTGAAATTAGGTATTGATAATCTTTATCATTTAACAGGTGCTGACGCTAAGTTATATGCTGAGAATTCAGATATCGAAATCGTTCCTGTAATTGGTTTATCAGGTACTAAGAAACTTTATGCAATGTCAACTGAGAATATGTATTTAGGTTGTGACTTACTTAACGAAGAAGAGAAATTAGATTTATTCTTTGCTAAGGAAGCGGATGAGATTAGAATGAATTGCAAGTTTAAATTAGGTGTTCAAATAGCATTCCCTGATTTAGTTGTAAAGCAAATCAACTCTTAATAAATTCAAATAATAGGGGAGAGTAAAACCTCCCCTTTTTAATAACTAAAAAAAATTATAATCATATGCCATGTGTATTAAATAGCGGTATAACCAAAGCATGTAGAGATGCTGCTCCCGGTCTTACTACAGTATATGTAACTGAGTTTAGTAATTACACTCAAGGTACAATTACATCGGCTTCAGGTATTATAACCAATACAACTTCATTCTTAACTACAGGTAAAAAATTCTGGACTTATGAATTAGAGATGGGTGTTGGTTCTGAAGTAGAAAATATCAATCCTGATGCAAAAACAGGTACATTATCAATAGTTCCAAACTTGAATTTTTACATTCCTAAAAAGCAAGCATCGGTTGCTCAACAAGTAATGTTATTAGCACAACAAGATTTATTATTTATCGTTAAAGATAGAAATGGTAAATATCGTTTGTTAGGTCAAGAGTTTGGAATGAGAATGGTTGCATCAACTGCTCCATCAGGTGTTGCAGGAAACGAACAATCAGGTTATGTTTTAGCCTTTGCAGGTGAAGAGAGAGTATTAGCAAATGAAGTACCAAGTACATTAATAGCTAATTTGACTACTCCTGCTTAATAAATTTTTGCTCTATATATAATCAGACTAACCCTGTAAGGTTAGTCTTTTTTATTTTAAAAACTTTCAAAAAATTGTAATTTAATATAGTGATATATCTAATAACAGGCGGAAATACAATAACAGTTACACTAACGGAGAAAGTTACAATAGCTAATCCTCAATTTGTTTTTGTATTTGTTAACGATAATACAGGTAAAAAATTCGCATGTACTTCAACAGATATAAGTCCTAATACAGATAGATATAATCAGTTTGATTTAACACTAACTACAACAACACCTAATCCATTATTAGCTGAGGTTCAGTTTGACGATTATGGTTTCTATCATTATTATATTTATCAAATAGTTGATGCGACTACATTCAACTATAATACAATAAACACAACAGATTTAAGAACATTAACAGGATTAGTTGAAACAGGTAAGGCTTATTGGTCTGCTCCTGTAACAGTTAATTATTATTATAAAGACATTAGAACATCGATTGTAACGTATGGCCAATAGTGAAATAGTAGGAAATCTACTTAAAATAGAATTTGAGAATAACACAATGCCAGTTGTGGCAGTGAAATCTAATAAGCCATATTTATATTGGGGACAACAAAACAATTATCCATCTTACCTATTAGAATTATATAAGCGTAATGCTTATCATGGTGCGATTATAAAAACTAAGACCGAGCATATTTATGGTAAGGGATTATGTTATGACAAAGACGAATTAACATTAGCTGAGCAAATTCAATACGATAATTTTTTAAGTAAGGCAAATAGATTCGAGGATTGGAATAGTATCTTTAGAAAGAACACAACACCATTTGAATTATTTGATGGAGTAGCATTACAAGTGATTTACAACTTCAATGGTAAGTGCGAAGTGTATGCGATGGAGTTTGCTAAGTTAAGATTAAGTCCGGATGGTAAAACAGTTTACTATTGTGATAAATGGATTAATGACGATGGGACAAGGAATATAAATCCTGAAAGACATGATTCATTTCAAGAGTATCCTATATTTAATCCGCAAGTAAGAACAGGCACACAAGTATTATATTACAAGTTACCTACATTAACTGCAATGGAGTATGGAGACATATATCCTGAGCCAAATTATTTACAATGTTGCCAAGATATCGAAACAGATATTGAGATTACTAACTTTCATTACTCAAATACTAAACAAGGATTTAGCGCATCTGCAATGCTTTCATTATTTAATGGTGAGCCTACAGAAGCCGAAAAAAAGAAATATAGCAGATTATTTGAGAATAGATTTACAGGTACAAGTAATGCCGGAAAGATTATATTTAACTTTGTTAATCAAGGTGGACAAGAAGCTAAAATAACTTCATTAACTGCTTCTGATTTAGATAAACAATTTGAGATATTATCTAAGCGATTACAACAAAATATTTTAACAGGACATCGAGTTGACCCTGCATTAGCTGGTATATTCAGCGATACAATGATTGTAGGAGATAATACTGTTTACTTACAGAAATACGATAGATGGGTAAAATCATACATTGAACATAGACAAGCGATACACATTGAGATTATTCAAATGATAGGCGAAGTTAATGGAGTTGATTTATCCAAGTTAGAAGTAAAACAGAAGGCTCCTGCATCATTGGATTTACCATACGATACTAATTTATTGACTACTTTATTTGATGCTGAAACATTAAAGAAACATTATGCAAAACAATTAGGAATAGATATTGCTGAAAGTTCAGAAGTTGAAGTTGCTAAGGATAGTTTGGAAATGGAGGGAGTTAATGAGCATTTAAAGAATATAACTGCTAAGCAATGGATTCATATTAAGCGATTAGTTAGAGAGGTTACCAAAGGCAAAACATCTAAGGATGCTGCTAAGATGCTAATTAAGAATAGTTATGGCTTAAAGGATGAAGATATTGAGTTGCTATTTAAAGCTCCTGAAAGTGCATTCGCTAAACATAATGCAGATAAAATGGCTGATTTGTTTATTGAATGTGCTATTGACGATAATCCTGAAGATGAAATATTAGCAGAGTTTGAAGTAAAGAATGGATTTGAAGCATTAGAGAAAGAAAATAAATTCTTTAGACATCAATTTGCTAATCCTTATGAAGACCCTACAAAGTTAGAGAATGCAATTATAGATATGACTTCAGGAAATCCATACATAACTCCTGAAGAGATAGCAAAACAATTAGCATTAGATTTGACTGTAGTTATAGCAGCGATTGAATCAATGAAGATATTAGGCTTATTAGATGCTTTAGAGGGTACAATAATGCCAACACCGAAAGCTATTGAACGTACAATAAAGCCTGTTAAAACTGAAATTTACACAGTTTACAAGTATATAGTTAGAGACGATGTGCCAAGAACAATATCAGGTAGCAGGCCATTTTGCGAGAAACTATTAAGAGCATCAAACAATGGTAAAAGATGGACAAGAGAAGCAATAGATAAATTATCTAATGACATGGAAGATAATACCGATGCCTGGAGTTATAGAGGTGGTTATTATACTAATCCTGACAATGGCGAAACAACTGCATATTGCAGGCACATTTGGAAATCAGTAATTAAAGCAAGAAAGAAATAATGAGTAATTTAATTATATCAGAAAACTATTTAAAGGAATATACAACCATCAATAATAACGTTGATGTAAAGATTGTAACTCCTGTAATTCAAGAGGCTCAAACGTTCTATATATTGCCTATATTAGGCACTCAACTATATAATCAAATTATATCTCAAGTAGGTAGTAATACTGTTTCAGCAGCTAATGTAACTCTATTAGATAATTATATAGTGCCTTGCTTAATGTATTATGTGAAATGTGAGTTAATTCCTGAGATGAAGTATAGAATGATGAATAAAGGAGTTATGATTAAGAATAGTGAAAATTCATCTGCTGCTGATTTGACTGAGATACAATTCTTAATGGATAGAGCAAAGAATAAAGCAGAAGAGTTAGCCGAAAGGGCAACAAGGTTTTTAAGACATAATTCAAGTACTTATCCATTATATACTGCGAATGCTCAATACGATGAAATTAGACCGAATAGAAACAATTATACAGGTGGTATATTTGTAGGTGATTTAAGAAGCGATGAAGATGATTGCAATATAATTATAGGTAATTATTAATATGGGAGTGCATAAAAAGAATATTAAACTTTTACAACAATACGAAAAGCTAAATGCTAACATTAAATCAGATAGTAAAACTGTTCGAGGACAAAAAAACAAACCACGCTCAACTAAGTAACGGAACTTTTATCTTTGATGAAAGTGCTGAATGGGGTGCTGACTTTGAAATAACTTATCCTTTGTTTGGTGTTAGATTGCAACCATCAACGCTAAATGGTAATATCCATACATTTAGTTTTATGTTTGAATTTGTGGACCATGTTCACCAAGACAAATTAAATCAGACAGAAGTATTAAGCGATATGATGTCTATTGCTTTAGATATCTTCGCACAAATAAAATCAGACCTTGAGGATTATTACGATGCAACTGTAAACATTACAAGTTCATTTCAGCATGGTATTGGAGTTTATGACGATGATGTTACCGGATGGCAAATGACTGTTTCAGTTGAGCAATTCTTTGATATGTCAACCTGTGAAACTCCGAATAGTGGATTGAATGCAGGAGTAGTTAAGATATTAGACCAAAACGGAAATGTAATAGCGACATTGAATCCTAACTCGACTTATACAGTTGAAGTATTGCAACAAATTATACAAACATTAATTGATCCACCTCCAACAACAATTATACAAACTTTATAAATGGCAGTAGTAGAATTAAGATACGACCCTAAAGATAGTGCATGGTTTACAGCCAATGCAACAATGATATTAAAAGCAGGTGAGCCTGCATATCATGCTACAACAGGACAATTCAAGTTAGGCGATGGTACAACTCAATTAAGTGCTTTATCTTTTTTACCTGCTGCAAGTGGTGGAGGTAGTGGAGTTCCTTATACAGGTGCAACTGGAAATGTAAATTTAGGGGAATATCAAATAAAGGTTGGACAAATGGAATTAGATCAAAGTCCAACAGGAACTGCAGGTGTTGCTATAACAAGATGGAATAATACATTAGGTTCAACAGAAACTACTTTAAAAGGTGGTAGTGTTGTTTTAAAGAATGGAGTTGATTTAGTTGCAAGGGTAGTAAATAAAGTTACACCAAACACAACACTAACTAAAGCAGCATATCAAGTAGTTAAAGTAACAGGAGCGCAAGGTCAACGATTAGCGGTTAATTTAGCACAAGCAAATAACGATAATAACTCAGCCGATACATTAGGAATAGTTACAGAAACTATTACAACTAATCAAGAGGGTTTTATTATTTGTGTTGGTCAGCTTGAAAATATAAATACTACAGGTTCATTACAAGGTGAATCATGGAATGATGGTGATGTATTATATTTAAGTCCAACAACACCTGGAGCAATAACTAAAGTAAAGCCTAATGGCTCAACAGGTCATATAGTAGTTTTAGGTTATGTTGAATATGCTCACCAAAATAATGGTAAAATTTATGTAAAGATAATGAACGGTTGGGAGTTGGATGAGTTACATAATGTGTTTATCAATGCTCCTGCTAATAATGATGTTTTAACTTATGAGAATGCTACATCGTTATGGAAAAATAAAACATTTACAAGTCTTTCAAGTGGATTAGTACCTTATACAGGTGCTACAGGTGCAGTTGATTTGTCAACTAATAATTTAACGTGTGGCGATGCGATTATAAAGAAACCTAAAATAACAGTTGAATTAGTAGATGCTCAAACAGTTAATTTTTACAATAGATATAATTTAACTATTGATTCAATTACAAATGTTTTAAATTCGCCTACAATAACTATTCAAGATGACAATGTGGCTTATACATTAGGCAATACAATAGCATCAGGTTCTAAAATAACAATAACTGCATCAACTGCTTCAGTAGT